CTATTGAATTCTGATATTGGGGAAAAAATTTTTCCCCAATTTTTTTGTCAAAAAAGTCGCATCAACCAGTTTGCTTTAGTCTTTGGTTGATATAATCACCAGACTTCTTGTAGAGATTTTGCCTTCTAAAATCATCTACAAATGATTGAAGATATGCTGGTTTGAGAAGATAGATTTCTCTCTTCTTCTCATTCTCATCAGTAAACCACTCAGCGATGGTAACGGGACGACAAATCTCGTTACCATTTTTTGTTTGTATAGAACCATTAATATTCAGTTTCTGCGTACTGTTATAGAAAGTCTCATCAACACGTAGACCTGCGGGATACTGACCTATTTCATACGTTTCGTAGTGATGAATCGTACCATATGGATCTTCGTATTCACTCTCTAGTACCTTGTAGATCTCAAAGTTACTCATAGGCCAATCATACTCTGCATTCACTAGGTTATTAGTGAGAAGGATCACCCAGTCATAGAATGGATCGCCATATGCTTTATCTGCTAGAGAATCTGGTCTCTCTCCATCTTCAATAGCATACTTCTGAAAGAAGACTGCATTAGAAAATATATCATCGTTGATCTTGTACCTGCGAAAGAAATTCTTTGCAGTTACAAAGTCTGACTCTGAGAAAGGATAACTGATTGGTTTCTCATCGTATGAGATATTAGGAACGATTGAAAAATACATTAGCGGATACTACTATTTGATACCTCGTCTGCAAATACCAACTTGGTCTCTTGGAAATTTAGTGCTAAATCAATAGCGACAGGTTGACCTAACTCATCACCATAAGTTGCATAAACACCATCAGGAGTATAATTTACATCAACTTGGGTAATGGCACACATTTTATATATTGGTAGTACAGGATGTACGTCACCACCTTTCATAAAAGAAACTCTGCATAGGTTTGGAACACCAATAAACCCTGCAGTAATCCCTTGATTACTGGCACCAAACACATTTCCAGGATTTCTTTGTGGAAGAGTACACATCTTAAATATTTTACATATTTCATTTATTACGATACTTTCTTTGTTATTTCTAGGAACTAACTTGAAGTTCAATTGAAAGTTTCTTAGGTCAGATCCTTGAAAGAGTAACTCTACGTTAGGATTTAGAATAGCACCAGAAATAGCGCCAAAGACATCATCATTAGATAGACTATCTCCAGTAATTTTTTGTATCCCTTTTCGTATTGTAGCGGCACCTGCTAATGCGGGAAGCGTTTCATATGCGTTTCTTACTCCTGTTGATAATGCATCTAGTTTGTTTAGACCTTCAGCTCCAGCAGATATTAATGCATCCTTAGCGATATTACTAAATGCCTTACCACCCCAATTACCTCTAAATCCAGTAGAAATATCTTCTGGCATATACATTATTATTGGTTTATATTCATCACCAATCGGTTTTTTATAATCTTTTCTCTGATTATAGTCAAAATAATTTTTAGAAGATCTCAATAGATTTTGTCTTGTATCAGTTACTTCTCCGCCACCTCTTCTATTTCTGTTTCCTTGTCCTCCTCCTGTTGCGTTTGTAGTGAAATTTGCATCACCTCTTTGTTTTGCAAAAGGCGGAGCATACGTATAAAATTCAAACAATACGTAGTCACTATTTGCATCAATACTTCCTCCACCAGAAGCAGCATCTGGATACCTCAAGACGTTACTATCTGATAGTTTTGTTTTTGGTTCTGGTAAAGTTTTTAGGGTGAATCCTATTTGTTCAGATACCCTTTCCTGCTCCTTTTTTTCCCTTAGTTCTTTTTGAGATTTTCTATATCTTTCTCTTTGCTCTGTTCGTTGTTTAGTTGTTTCGTTGGATGGCATTACTTACTCATCTCCTTACTCTGCTTTGATCCGTAACCTTTTATCATTCTAGATCCTGTGATTTTATCGTAGAAACTTTCATCAGTATCTTCCCATACAATTTTCTTGTCAATTGGGAAGGTAATTCCATTAATATCTCTCACATAATCTTCTATTGGTAGGAGAATGGCAGTATCCCATTCATCAGCAGCGAGATCAAGATATAATCCTTCTACATGTGCGTGTAGATATTTATGAAAACATTTCTTAGGTATGTCAATCCTGCCTTGCAATAATTTTCTAGTTGCAATCATTCTTTTCTTTGGGGACATGTAGTGTAAGTTTGCACCCCAAAATTCTTCTTTTCCTGGTGCTTTTATGACATATACTAAAGGAAATCTGTCATAATAAGGTAACCACTTCATCTTTGCCTTATACTCAAACATATACAGATGACCTGCTACTGTATATCTTCTCAATTCATTTTTATCTTGTTCTTTAGCAGCACCAGCACGATCTCTACGTTCATCAAGAACATACTTTTCAAAATTCTTGTTGTATCTACTTGCTTCTGCTTTTACTGTGCTACGATACCAAGAGAGTGATTTCTTTTCTCCTCCAGTTGCCAAATCAACTCTCTCAAAGAGTGTTTTGTATCCAGAGTCTTTCTTTGGATTGTTTCTTTGTATACCTGCAAATCCCGTTGCCATTTTTCTAAACTCCTAAGTGATCTTCGGTGAGTATTAAGAAGTTCATCTGCCTATCTTCGCAATACTCACGAGCGGCGGACCACTTAGCGTGATTTTTTGCAAATGTCAAAGCAGCATTACGATAGGCAGCAGTCTTTTTGTTTTTCTCATTCGGTGGTTGTGTTTGTTTCTTGGGCTTGATCTCAATAATATACTTGGTGAGTTTTCCAGTTTTCTCACGTACCTTGATATAAAAATCTGGATAGTATCTCCTCACTCTACCATCAGGAGCACGATAAGGAATGATTACCTCTTCGCTTCCCCATTCTATTATTGATGGATTGTTATCACAGAACACCATGAACTTTCGTTCCCATAATGATCTATAGATAACACGAGTTGGGTTCCCACGATACTTACCAGGATTTACAGGTTTGTAAATGCCAGAGTATGCCATAAATATAGTTGGACCAACATAGGTATTTAGTGTGTCTATAAACAGCTTTTTGGCAAAAGTTTCAAAGTATGGAGGAATGTCATTCTCCAATAACTTTGTAGTTGAATTCACAGATTTTCCTGAGTATTTGAAAAAACTTGGTTTTGGAGTTGTCAATAAAGATTCTGATTTTGATGAATTGATAGAATATTTTTGCGATGAAGCACAATTGCCAAATATTAATACTGCTACAGGAACTCAAAATGGTGTATATTTGGGTGTAGGAGCAGTTGATTATCCACACACCAGAATTTTTACTGATTTGCAATTGGCATTTATGTTGGATTCTAACCTGAGTGTCCTGAAATTTTTGAATACTTGGTACGCATCTATTTTTTCTGGAGAGGACTTTGATTTTGTCAGAGACTCTGAAGATCAAAAAGAAAATAGAATCACAAGAGTTGCATATAGAGATGACTATGCTTGCACGATAAAAATTACAAAGACAGAATCTGGTCCTGAATCAACTACACAAAGAAAACCAATCACATATGTATTGGAGAAAGCATATCCATATGCTATTGATGCTGTTCCTTTACAGTTTGGATCATCGCAGATTACAAGAGTAACAGCACAATTCAAGTATCAGAGACACTATACTATTGAAAGAGACATCACAAACATCAAGGGGAATGTTTCTGGATTACCTACTAGAGGTGTTGTTCCCTGATTTCAAAATTGACTTTTCAATTCCATAAAAGTGGGAAAATTTTTTCCGCCAATTTTTTAGTCAAAAAGTCGCACTAAATATAGATATGATCTGATCTACGTATAATGGCATTACCACAAGTTGTGCTTCCAACCTATGAGTTGGAAATTCCATCTAATGGCAAAAAAATCAAATATCGTCCATTTGTAGTAAAAGAGGAAAAACTACTTTTACTGGCATTAGAGACAAATGACGAAAAAGAGATTGAAAGAGCTGTAAAGACTTTATTGAAGGGTTGTATACAATCTCGTATAAAAATTGAAGATTTGCCACTTTTTGATTTGGAATATATTTTCCTCAACATTCGTGCTGTGTCAGTTGGCGAAATTATTGAAATGAATGTAACTTGTAAAGATGACAACACAACGCAAGTTCGTTATAATTTGAATTTGTCTGAGGTGAAGGTCAATAAACCAGAAGGTCATGATAGCAAAATTATGCTTAATGACACTCTTGGTGTAATTATGAAATATCCTTCATGGAGTGAATTTGTATCTGGATCAATTATGGGTCAATCTCCAACTGCTGATGGAGTAGTTGATATTATTGCTGGATGTATTGATCAGATATTTGATGCTGAAGATGTTTATGACAGTTCTACTACGAGTAAGAAAGAATTTGTTGATTTTGTAGAAGGTCTTACAAATAATCAATTTGAATTGATTCAAAAATTCTTTGAATCTACTCCTAGACTAGAGCATACATTTGCAGTAAGAAATCCAAATACTGGAGAAATGTCTGAATTCACAATTGCTGGTCTATCAAATTTTTTCGGATAGCACTCTTCCATATTACTTTGGAAGGGTACTATAAAACCAACTTTGCTTTGATGCAACATCATAAATATAGCTTGAGTGAAATTGAGAATTTGATGCCTTGGGAGAGGCAAGTTTACACTAGTCTCTTGATGCAACACTTAGAACAGGTTAAACAAGCACAAGAAGCAGCAAAGCGATAATGGCACACGGGTTTCTATCATATCAAGACACTAGAGGCGAGGTAGATTATCTCGGTAAAATAATTAGTGCTGTAAAGAAATATCTAGATAATAGAGAGAAAAAAGAAACTGTTGCTGATGTAGTTGCGACAAAAGTACAAGTATTAAATGAAACAAAACAAGTATCTGGTAGAACCCCGTCATTATTGACTGGTGGAAGTGGTTCTGGAGGTCAAACTCCACTACAAAGAATGCTTGGTGGTTCTGCTTATCAAAAAGCAGCAGAATCATCTGTAATAAACCCAGAAGTAATGGGTGGTGCTCTTACGAAGAGCATGGGATTTAATGGAAGACCACTAAGAGCAGAGGGATTTGCTGGTGATGCAATTGTAGATATTGGCGCCACAAATCTTGGTGTTGATAGAGGTTTTGGTGGAGGATCTACAGAAGTAGTTCAGGCAATTGACAGACTAACGTTTGTCACGATGAGTTTAGTTGCTGCTACTAAGGAGCAGACCCAACAGCAAGGGATGATTGCTGCAGCACAGCAGCAACAAGCAGAAAAACTTGCCAGACAAGCAAAGGCATCTGCCGAGGAGAGCGCCCTTGAGATGGGTGGCGATCTCTCTGGCAATAGTCCATATCAACGCCTCCTGAGCGGTGCTACGAATGCTATGGGGGGATCTGGAGGCAGAGGCGGTGGCGGTCCAGGAATGGGTATTGGCGGCAAATCTCTCGCCAAAAACATTCTAAAATCTGCCACTAAGAGAGGTGCTGCAAGAACTGGTACTAGACTAGGTGCTGCATTAGGTGGCAAAATGCTTGGTGGCATGGGTGCCAGAATGGGTGCCAAACTTGGAGCAAAATCAGTAGGAAAAGTAGCTGGTGGCGCTATTGCAAAGAGTTTAGGTAAGAAAATTCCTCTAGTTGGATTAGGTCTTGGTGCCGTATTTGCTGCTCAGAGAGCGATGCAGGGCGATTTTGTTGGTGCTGGTCTTGAATTAGCATCTGGTGCAGCATCTACTGTTCCTGGTATTGGAACTGCAGGATCAGTTGGTATTGATGCTGCTCTCGCTGCAAGAGATATGATGACACCTTTTGCAGAAGGTGGAATCGTTTCTGGTCCTACAAATGCACTAATTGGTGAAGAAGGAAAAGAAGGCGTCTTTCCATTATCAGGTAGTGAGGGTAAAAAGACTTTCATCAAATTTGGTGAGGGTATTCTTGAAGCACAAAAAAGGAATAGAAAAGAATTTGCTAAATTGCAGGGAGAAGGACTCGCTGAATATTTTGATAAAAAACCATGGTGGGAAAATCTGTTAGATGGATTGAAAAATATTCTTCCTAAGTGGTTGCGTGGAGATAATGATCCATCAAATAGAAGAAACAGAAGAGGAGCTGTAACTCCCACTTCTACGATGCTACCTGCATCTGGAACTGCAGTAAAAGGATCATATGATTCTTTTCTTGGTGGTAAGCCAGCACTTACTAGTGGGTTTGGACTAAGAAATACTGGAATTGCTGGTGCTTCTACTGATCACAGGGGAATTGATATCGGTGTTGATCCTGGTGCAGAAGTAAAAGCGATTCAAACTGGTAAAGTAGTTGATATTTACAAAGACTTTGGTGGTCATGGTGACGGTATTGTTGTGGAACATGCTGATGGTTCTAGAAATATTTACGGACACGTTCAATCACAAGTTCAAGTTGGAGATGATGTAAAAGCTGGTGATAAAATTGCTTTAATAAAAGAATGGAAAGATCCAAACTATCCTGCAGGAAGGCAGCATTTACACCTTGAACGTATTGAGGGTGGCAACCATATAGATCCTCAAACTTATCTTAATAAATTGCAGGCAGAAGATCAAAAAGAAGTAAAGGCAGATGTTGATAAAATTGTCAAGGACCAAAAAAAATTAAAACCACTATCTAAATTACTAGAAAATAGCAGAGAAACTGGTAGTGCCGAAGTTGAAGGAGTTGGCACGATGACTAGAATTAACACTAGAGGTGGTCAGTTTCAAACAAAATTTACTGATAGTGCGGGAAATTCTATAGATCGTGCTACCTTTATGGAGAAGGTTAAGTCTGTTTATGGTAAAGATTCAACCACTAGTACTGAGACTAATATTACTGATCAGCAAGTTGTTCCTGTTCCAGAAGGATTTATGTTAGAACCAGTTAGTGCAGAAACTGGGAATCCTTTAGCTACTGCTTCGCAGCAGGTAATGTCTCCTCTTTTTGCTCGGGGAGCAGGAACAACTATCAATAATTTCTATGGAACTGGAGCAAATCAGTCTGGAGGAAATGCTCCTGCAAATGTTCCAATTGCTGCAGGTAGTGAATCTATGGGACTGACATCTTTTATTACAGTACTTGCACCAGCAGTTGTTTGATATAGAATAATGGCACAATTCGGATCTAATACAGACTTTCAACTCAAGGGAGTAAAGATATATCCAAATTCTGGTGGAGCACCTATCCAGATAAAGCAACTTATAAACTCTTTCAATTACGTTGAAACTATCACTTCTCCATTTTTATCTGCAACTATGGAAGTTGTTGATAGTGGTGGTTTGTTACAAGGTCTCCCTATTCAAGGTGCAGAATTAGTGGAGATTGAAGTCAATACTAGTATTAATGAGTCTGTTACCTATTCTTTGGTGATATGGAAAGTTGCTAATAGATACGCACAAAATCAGAAACAGGCATACACAATAGGACTAATATCTCAGGAAGCTCTCAATAATGAAGTTTTGAGAGTTGATAAGAGACTCCAAGGAAATCCAGAAAAAATTATCAGTAACTTACTTACAGAAAATCTAAAGACAGAAAAAACAATCTTTAGCGAACCCTCATTATTTGAAGTGAAGATGCTTTCAAATGGAAAGAGAGTTTTTGACTTGATATCTAGGTTAGCAATAAGGAGTGTTTCTCCACAAGCAAAGTTTGAGCAACCAGCGAAAAAGAAAGATAAGAACAGCGTACAAATTGCACAAGGAAAGACATCCCAGAGTATAAAAGGTAGTGGTGGATTCTTTTTCTGGGAATCAAAGAGAGGTTATAACTTCTTTGCTGTTGATTCTTTATGTGCGGATGACGAGAGCAATCTAAAATCAAAAAGATTAGATTCTCCATCATGGGGTCCATATGTTGAAAAGGTAGGAAACCAAGATGATGGAGCAGATGATAGATTCGTCATATATCAGTCAATATTTGGATCAGAACTTGATCTGATGTCTTCTCTAAGAAAAGGTAAATACTCATCATTTATCGTGTTTTTCAATCACTCAACAGGACAATATGAAGAGTATGTTTATAAGATAAAGGACTCGTATGATAGTATGGCACATCTTGGTGGTCAGGAGAGTATAAACCTAGTGCCATCAAATCAGATTGAATTATCTGAATATCCATCTAGAATAATGTCAATTCTATTGGATCATGAGACTTGGTATAATGA